TGCTGGTAGCTTTCGGCGTAAGAAACAGCGGCGGTGATGTAGCTTTTCAGCAAGGCATCATCCGCCGTGTGTTCCAGGATAAGGTTGGCTTTCACTTTGGAGAGAAGCTCGTCCATCACCGCCGCCTCCTTTCATTAGCCGCCGGAAGAAGCGGAGCCCTTCTGCTGCAGCACCTTGATAGCTTCGGGCAGAATGAGCTTGCCATCCAGTCGCTTGGATGCGATGAAACCGATCTGGCCGGTCTCCGCAAAGCGCTCGTTCAGGCGCTTGAAGGTAATACCCAGGCGGTCGCCGATCCAGTAGTAGTTGAAGTCACCGAACGCAACGGTCTTCTGACCGGCTGCCAGCTCCGGCGCATAGGGAGAGGTGTAAATACGCTTGCCGAGCAGCGTATCAAAGCCGCCCTCGTGCAGAGCGGGCTGCCACAGATACTGGCCGTTGGAGTCCTTCAGCTTGCGGATGTTCTTCATGGTGGAGTCATTCAGAAGCCACACGGCGTTCTTGCGGTAGGCGCTGTTCAGAGAGTAGAACAGGTCGATGAGCTCATCGGCGGTGATAGCGGTCGCAGAAGCTGCAGTGACGCCAAGCTGACCGCCGCCCGTGGCATTGAAAATACCCGTGGGCTTGCCGCTGCCGTCGCCGGTGAGGAACGCCTCTTCCTCCTTGTTGCCGATGCGACGGGCAAACTCGGTGCGGAAGTAGTCTTCCAGGTTAAAGGCAGAGTCGTTCAGAAGCTCCTCGGACACCTTGATCATGGTAGCGACCTTGTGTGCGCCGATGAGCTGCTGACCGAAAGCGTCATCGCCTTCGGGAATGGTGCCTTCCTCATCGACCCAGGCGGCAGTGCCCTTGGTGGCAACGATGGGGATCTTGTGGCTGCCGGACGCAGTGGTAATGACATGAGCCAGGCTCCTGACCACATTCTCGGCTTCGAGGGACTGCACCAGCGTCTGCTCGAATTCATCGGGGACGAGGTAGCCACCCTCGCTGTCCACGCCT